AGCCGAATATCCTGTCGCCTTGGCGATATAGTCCAGCGTAAAGCCAAGCCTGCGCATTCGGCACATTTCGTTTTTATCGGCCTCGTTTATCATCGTCCATCCCCCGCGGCAATGCAGGCCAGCGTGACCACAACCGCCAGTGCGACGGCCAAGACCGCCAGATTTATCAAGATTTGCATGGGTCATCCTTCTTTCGCATCGTTTTGTATACCATAGCAATTCCATCAATATCTTCATCCGTTAAGATGCATGAAAATTCTGCAAGCTCCATGCACTTAATTATCCAGATCGAGATTCGGTCTGTAGATTTCATATCTGCATAAATCTGCCGTTCAAATTCACTCATGCTGTACGCCCTCCTTCGGCATTTCCCAATCCGATGGAATTTTTGCTTGCAACGTACAATCACCGTTTTCATCTGCAAACCTACACTTATCGCAAGTTAGTTGCTTATCGCAATATCCTGCAATAATCTTTGCTGCTTTTTCAGCCCTTGTCTTGTTTATCCAAAACATTCTGTATAGCCTCCCTTTCCTTCAGCGCGGCCTCGGCGGCTTCGCGGGTGAGTTTTTCAGCGATTGCATCTGCTGTGTATCTCGTGACGGGATTGTTTTGCACACCGCACATATACATAGCATGGCGCAATGCCTTTTCTCCGTCCGAATCGGTATATTTTACATTCTGCAGCACCACCAGCCGCCCCTCTTTCTCCGCCTGCGCCAGCTCGCGGAGGCGGTTAATAGGAATTTCCTTGATGATTTCCAACCGCTGAGCGTTTTCTGTTCGCAAGGTCATGCCGCGCCCGTATGAATCTAAAATGCGCTCGATTTCCTCCGGCTCCAGACCGGTTTCCTCGTAGGCGGCGAGGCGAGCTGCCAGTTCTTTTACACAATCGACAAATTCATCTACCGTATCATCTTTAACTGGCGGGAAATTTTTGTGCGCCCAAAATTTACCATCGAAAACAGTAATTCTCTCCATTTTACACATCCTCTATTCGTGTATCCCGTTTTTTCTTAATCTTTTTAACGATAACATGTTGAACACATCAAATTCTGTTGTACCTATTTTTGTTTCTCCTGCATGCGGATTTTTAGGAGCGTTATCACCGATTGGGCTTGATTCTGTAAATTTTTTGCTCTCATTGCAAAATTTGTTTAATAACTCATAAAATTCTTTTGGCTTATTCCAAGCTGGAAATTCTTTATACTCTTCAATTGCTGTATGCAAATACTTCCAATCATTCAATGTCAATTCTCCTCCCGGCGCTGGCCTCTGCTGCAAAAATCACCTTGATTGCGCTCTTCCGCAAACTCTTTGCAATAGTCATAATGTTCTTGCCAGTGCTTGCACTCCCGGCAGTAGCACGCGCCTGCAGCGTGTACTGGGTCGATGGTGGCCCTGCTCTTTATCATGTGGGCTACATCCGCTTCACAGAAACAAACCTCTCCCGGATTTCGCAAGTGTCCCACATCAAGCCATTTCAGAAAATCATCCGCATCAATCAGCCTTGCCATTATCAGCCCTCCGGTTCCATGCTTCGATTGCATCTTTTTTATAAAGTTCATCTGCGGTTTTTGCCAAACACTTAACGCACCAGCAACGCCACAGTCCCCAACTCGTCAGCCTAATAGCTTCTTTTTCCCCACAGAACGGGCACGGCTTTAAGTCAGTCATTGTCGTTCCTTCCGTCCATAAGTGCGCCACAGTTGGGGCAGTAATTATCAACAATTCTCACATGGCGGCAATGAGAGCAAGTACCCACCTCATGCCCGTTTTCTTCATGGAGTTCTATCCACTCACCACGCACCACCGGAGCGGCATCAACGGTTGGCGCAGCTTCGACCTCACTAATCGCCGTTGTAATTCCGCTCAGAAATTCTGATTTATCATAGTTCACGCATGGGTTTATCCACTTATCCAACTCTTCCAGCAGCGCCTTTCGGCTTATCAAATCGTCCACGGTCTATTCCTCCAATCCAGTCAACAAAATATAAATGCCCGGGATCTCTGCCCAAAATTTTTCACACAGCTCACTTGCTACCTGGGCATCATCCATCCAAAAGCCGAGCTCCGTCATAACATCCTTGAGCAGCTTTTCCAGGTTATCCGTATCCGGCTTGCTTGTACGGTACTCGCCGTCGTGATGTCCGCTGCAGACGGGAAAGCACCATTTCACGCAAAGCCTTACCGCTCCGGTCATACGCTCCGGCGGCCGGTGTGCAGCAAGATGGGCGCGCAGCTTTGCACGTGCGTCTTTCAGTTCAGCGGAATCATGGAGCACAGCCCGGGGCTTCCCGTCTTTCATGAATGCGTGTAATTCCTTGTCGTGGTGCGTTACCGTGGGCGGTATCATCGGCAGGAAAAATTCCATTTCGTTCTCCTTCTTTCTTTTTTCGGCGCCCCGTGTGTGGGAGGGGCCCTCCAAGGTGTGGGGGCGGTGTAAGCCCCCCACACTTGGGGGACACCCACACACAAACGCGTATATATATATAAGGCTATAAACGACTGCAATTTTGCAGTTTATAGGCCTATAACTGCAATTTTGCAGTGTGCAGTGTCGTGCAAAAATAGGCCTATGGCTGCAAAAATATTACAATTAGTAAAACAGTTTAATACTGCAAGTAAATTCATTTACCCCTTGTATCCGGGCTCTTTGCGGCCTACTTTTTCTCCATCGATCCAGTATCCGCCATCCGCTTTCAGCCGCTGCTTTATTGTTCGGGGTTTTAGATCCATGTACTCGGCCATCGCGTAGACAGTCACCTCGCCGTCCATAGTGCAGGCCTCGAAAGCCGTGGCCAACTCCTTACGGTTTTTCTTTGCCGTGTCCTCCTTGTCCGTGGCAGCCCACCGTTTTGCGGCGCCCGCACGGCCCGCTGTGCGGAAGTCCGTTTCCGGCTGCAGGTCCTCCAACAGCCCGCTGTCCAACTGGTGAACAGGATAGTCAAACCAGAGATTTACAGGGGCAAACCGGGCGAACTCACGCAGCGTGCCCTCGATGCGCCATGCCGTTTTTTCCATTGCATGGGCAGCAGCGCGTTCGATCTCGGCGTCAAGCATACGCAGGTCCGCCTGACCGAGACGGTCTTTGCAGATGGCCAGCATCTGTGTTTTGCTCAATGCATCATCGGGGCCGTATGCGTCACCGTGGCCGCGTTTGTCCAGGAGTTCGCAGCACGCAGCGCAGGCTGCACGGTTCTTCATCTGTGTGCGGATCGCTTCGGTGGGCTCCAGCTCCGTCATATCCAGCATGGCGTCCGGGTCTCGCGCGAACACGCCGGAGCCGGACGCACGGTCCATACTGCGTTTCCCGCCCTGTGCTCCCTTGCTGTGGTGGTGGCAATAGATCACCGCACACCCAAGCTCACGGCACACCAAATCGAATTGATTGCAGAATTTCGCCATCTGGTCGGCCGAATTTTCGTCGCCGGTGATAACTTTGTAGATCGGGTCCAGCACCACGGCGATGTATCCGCTTTTTGCGGCCCTGCGGATCAGCTTCGGCGCCAGCTTGTCCATGGGTACGCTGGCCCCGCGCAGGTTCCACACGTCGATATTGCGCAGATTCTCCGGGTTCAGCCCCATTGCGGTGTATACGTCACGGAAGCGGTGAAAGCAGCTCGCACGGTCCAGCTCCAGATTGATATACAGCACTTTTCCCTGTGCACAGCGGAACCGTCCGAACCATAGCACGCCCTCCGCAATGCTGATGCAAAGTTCAATGAGCGCAAAACTCTTGCCGGCCTTGGAGGGCCCCGCCAGCAGCATCTTGTGTCCCTGGCGGAGCACGCCCTCGATCAGAGCCGGGGACAGCTCCGGCATGTTTTCCCACGCCGCGGCCATGCTCTCTGTATCAGGCAGATCATCCGTAACAGATTCCACCCAATCCTTCCACTCGCCCCAGTTCGCCTTGCCGAAATTGGTTTCCAGCAAATATTGTTTTTGCTCACCGCGCATGGCGCCCGGCATGCGTGACAGCCGGCTGGGATTGCGGCAGGCCTGGTCCAGTACCAGCCCGTTCTTCTGGCACACAGAGTAGAGGTAATCCACCCGGCGGCGGTACTCGGCATAATCCGGCGCGTCCACGCGCACGATGGCATGCAGGCTTTTCTTGCCGCTGTATACCAACGCCGCGCACGGCAGCTCCAGCTGGTGAATGATGGCGTTCTGCGTCTCGATGTCCAGGCCGTCGCTTTCCACCAGAGCGTAGCGGTACTCCGTCACGTTGTCGTTTTTGCAACCCTGACCATCCAGAGGGTTGAAGCGTATCCATGCGCCGGCCTCCGGGTCATAATCTCCTACGACCGCCCCAATGTCTCCGCCGCAGTGGGTCAAGGCTTCGATCAGCTGACCGGCCGTGCGGTCCCAGCACCCTTGTGTGGGCAGATACCGCCCATCGCGCATCCAGCTGGCGGTGACAAAACCCACATTTTCCGTGGGCTCGAACAGCGTCTCCAGGTATTCGATCAGCTGACGGGCGGGGTCCCAGTG